CGATCGCGTGCTCCTGATCGACGCCGACATGATGATCACGCGGCCGCTCGCGGACGTCTGGCGGATCCCGTTCGATCTCGCCTATACGTATCGACAGCAGGGCCGGCTCCCGCTGAACGGCGGCGTCGTGTTCGTCCGCGTATCGCCGGCGGCGCGCCGGTTCATCGATCGATGGTTCGCGATGAACCAGCGATTCCTCTCGAACGCGAACGAACACCGGCATTGGCGAACGAAGTACGCCGGGATCAATCAGGCCGCATTCGGGTACATGCTCGAGCGCGAGCGCGATCCCGCCGTGACGATCGCAAAGCTCACGTGCCACGAATGGAACGCGGAAAACACCGCATGGGCGAAGTTCGATCCCGCCATCACCCGGATCGTGCACCTGAAAAGCGGCCTCCGGCGCGCGCTGTTCGGGATGCCGGCGAAGCCGGAACATAAGCGACTGATCACGCTCTGGCACGCGCTCGAGGCGCAAGCGAACGCCGCGGCGGCGCCGACGGCGCGGGCGATCGGATGAAGATCAACATCGTCGCGAAACCCGGATGGATCCTCGAGCGGCTCGCGCGTGAGATCATCGATCGGGTTCCTGACGTCACCCTCAACGCCGGGGCCCTCCTGCCCGGCGAGCGCGGCGCCGATCCGTTCGCCGACGTCAACTACTACCTTCCCGCGAAAGATCTCCGGAAGTATCCAGTCGACGGACACGCGATCGGGTTCTATACGCATGGCGAGAATGCGTTCGATCTGATCCCGCGGTTCGATGCGTGCGTCGCGATGAACCGCACGATGGCGCGCGCGCTCGAGGCCCGCGGCGCCGCGCACGTGACGATCATCCGCCCGGGTACCGACGCGCCGCCGCGGCCCGTCGTGTTCGGCGTGATCGGCCGCGTGTATAACGACGGCCGAAAGGGCGAGGCCCTCGTCGCCGCGGCCGTCGCCGATGGGTTCCGGTTCGTCGCGTGCGGGTTCCGCGGCCGCCGCGCGCGCGCGATGAAGCGGCATCAGTGGCCCTGTCCGATGCCGTACACGATTGCCGAACGCGATGCGTTTTACGCCGCGATCGACTATCTCGTCGTGACGTCGACGGAGGAAGGCGGCCCGATGCCGGTCCTCGAGGCGATCGCGCGCGGGGTTCCCGTGATCGCGCCGAATGTCGGCTGGTGTTGGGAGTTTCCCGTCCTCCGCTACGCGATCGGGTACTATGCGGCGCCGCCGCACGTCGGCGCGCTCGAGCCGCCGCCGCTCCGGCAAGTGCTCGAGCAACTGACGGCGCCGCCGTCCTGGCAACACTGGGGCGAAGCGCACGCGCGCCTCTTCGCCGAACTGTCCCGAAAGGTCGCGTAAATGCGAGATCTCCCCGATCGCCCCGATCCGCCGCGGATCCAACCGCACTGGCTCGATCGGATGACGGCGACGATCGCGCCGCGGTGGACGCTGAAACGGCAACGCGCGCGCTACGCCGGCGAAATCCTCGCGCGCCATTACGAGGGCGCCGCGACGACGTACCGGACGCAGGGCTGGCGCCGGCCGTCGACGGATGCGAACGCCGCGATCGGGCCCGCGGGCGCGAACCTCCGGAACGCCGTCCGCGATCTCGTGCGAAACAATCCGTACGCCGCGGCCGCGCTCGCCTCGATCGTGAACGAGACGATCGGATGGGGCATCATCGCGAAATCGCCGGCGCCGCGCGCGATGGATCTCTGGAAACAATGGGCGGAAACCAAGGCATGCGACGCCGACGGCCGACACGATATCTATGGCCTGCAAAAACTCGTGCTTCGCACCGTCGTCGAATCCGGCGAGGTGTTGATCCGGCGCCGGTTCCGGCTCCCGGGCGACGTCGATACGAACGGCCGGCCGCTCCCGATCCCATTGCAGTTGCAAGTCCTCGAGCCTGATTTCCTCGACACGGCGAAGGACATCGCGATCCTTCCCAACGGCGGCAAGATCATCCAAGGGATCGAGTTTTCTCCGATCGGGCAACGCGTCGCCTATTGGCTGTTTCGCGAACACCCGGGATCGATCCAGGGGTCGTACGCGCCCTCCGTGCGGATCCCGGCGGAAGGTGTCGAGCACGTGTACCGCGGCGAGCGGCCCGGCCAGGTCCGCGCCGTGTCATGGTTCGCGCCCGCACTCCTCAAGTGGAAAGATCTCGACGACTACGATGATGCGACGCTCGTTAAGCAAAAGATCGCGGCCTGCTTGGCGGTGTTCGTGCGCGACGATCTCGACGGCGCCGGCGCGCCGCTCGGCGAACCGACCGACACGACGACACCATCGATCGACGCGCTCTCACCCGGGATGATTAGCAATTTGCCGGCCGGCCGCCAGATCTCCGTCGTCGAGCCGCCGCGCGTGAACGATTACGGCGACTACATGGATCGCAACCTCCGCGGGATCGCGAGCGGTCTGCGCGTGCTCTATGAGGGCATGACGGGCGATCACCGCGATCTGTCGTTTTCGGCGGCGCGGATGTCGCGCCTCGCGCATCAACCCGACGTCGACGATTGGCGCTGGCGGATCGTCATCCCGGGGTTCTGCGATCCCGCCTGGCGGTGGGCGATGGAGGCCGCGGCGATCGCCGGCCTCCTCACGCGGCCGGAGGTGCCCGACGTCGCATGGACGCCGCCGCCGCTCCCGTTCATCGATCCCTCGGCTGAGGGGCTCGCGATCATGCGGAACGTCCGCGCCGGGATCACGACGATGCAGGAGGAGCTCCGCGGCCGCGGCCTCGATCCGCTCGAGGTGCTCGCCGAAATCAAGGCGTGGAACGCGCTGCTCGACAAGGCCGGCATCGTGCTCGACAGCGATCCGCGGCGCATGACGCAGGCCGGCATGGCGCAGAGTACATCGGCGACGCCTGGCGCGCCGGCATCCGCGCCGCCGCCGGCGCCGGAGGCGCTCGCGGAGGAAGATACATAACGCGATGGCCGGCGACGATCGTCCCGTGCACTGGCCCGACGAGCTCGACGCCGAACCGCGGCGCCGCGGGGGGCCGTTTCTCGAGGCCGCGATCTCCCCGGCGGCGCTCGCGGCGAAATGGGGCGTCGGCGTGCAAACGATCTACCGCGACATCCGGAAAGGCGCCCTCCGCGCCTATAAGCTCCCGGGCGGCGATCTCCGGATCCGCATCCGTGACGCGCGCCGCTATGGAAAACCCGTCGAGTGATCTAGCTTTTCGTGATCGTTCGCGACAATAGAGTCTTGCCCGGGCCGCGGCGACTCCCGCATGCTGGCCGACGATGAAACCCGGCGCGGCCGTCACGACCAACGTTCCGCCGCTCTCGATCCTCGCCCGCGCGAATCCCGCAACCGTCAACGAGGACGATCGCTCCGTCGAGCTCGTGTTCTCGACGGGCGCGCCCGTTGAACGCTATGACTGGTGGGAAGATCAGAAGTATCTCGAACAACTCGAGATCTCGAAATCCGCGATCCGCGTCGACCGACTCAACACGGCGCCGCTCCTCGACGCACATTCCGCGTGGAGTATCACCGATCAGATCGGGACCGTCGTCGCCGGGTCGTTCCGGATCGACGGCGGCGACGCGATCGTGCGCGTGCGGTTTTCGAAGCGCGCGGCCGTCGAGGAGATCTGGCGCGACGTCAAAGATCGCGTCATTCAGAACGTCTCGGTCGGCTATCGCGTGCACAAATTCGAGCAAGACGACACGGGCGCGATCCCGGTGCGGACGGCCGTCGACTGGGAACCGTACGAAGTGTCTATGGTTCCGATGCCGGCCGATGTCGGCGCCCGGGTCCGCGCGCACGAAATCGCGACCAATTCCTGTCTCATCATCCGCAAGGAGCCTGCCGTGAAAGATGCCGCTCGCACTCCCGCCGAACACGTCGTCGAACAAGCGGTCGACGCCGCGCTCCGCATCCATCCGGCGGAACCGGCGCGCCCGGCCGCCGCGGCCGGCGCCGCGGAGCTGACGGATATCGATCGCGCCGTCGCCGCGGAAACCAAGCGCGTCGAGGGCATCATCACGGCGGCCCGCGCCGCCCGGATGCCGCAGACGTTCATCGACGAACACATTTCGAAGCGGACGCCGCTCGAGGAAGTCTCGCGGCTCGTGTTCGTCGAGCTCCAGGCGCGCAACGCGCAGGACCGCGGCCCGCAACCCGGCGCGGTCGTCGTCGCCGGCGAGGATCCGCTCGTGCACGTCCGCGGCGGGATCGAGGAAGCGCTCTGTCACCGCATCGCGCCGCAATTGTTCAAGCTGTCGGAGAAAGGACGGCCGTACCGCGGCCTCACGCTCCTCGACACGGCGCGAACGTTCCTGCACGCCGCCGGCATCCGCACGTCGGGCCTGTCGAAGATGGAGCTCGCGGCCGCCGCACTCGGCCTCAATCAGCGGAGCGGCCACGGCTACCACACGACGAGCGATTTCGCGTTCCTGCTCGCCGACGTCGCGAACAAGACGCTCCGCCGGGCGTACGAGGAGGCGCCGCAGACGTTTCGCACGATCGCGCGGCAGGTCAACCTCCCCGATTTCAAACCCGTCTACCGGACGCAGATGGGCGACGCGCCCGCGCTCCTCGAGGTCAAAGAGCACGGCGAATTCAAGCGCGGCACCATCGGCGAGGGCCGCGAGACGTACCAACTCACGACCTACGGCCGCGTGTTCGCGATCACCCGGAAGGCTCTCGTCAACGACGACGCCGACGCGTTCGGCCGCGTGCCGACGATGTTCGGCCGGGCGGCGCGGAACCTCGAGAGCGATCTCGTGTGGGATCAGATCACGAGCAACCCGGAGATGGGCGACGGGAATCTCCTGTTCTCCGCCGAACACCTGAACTACGACGCGTCGGGCGATGTGATCAGCGTGGATTCGCTCGGCGCCGCGCGCGCCGCGATGCGTCAGCAGGTTTCACTCGACGGCGAGCGGCTCAACATCGTCCCGCGCTATCTGATCGTCGGCTCCGCGCTCGAGACGAAGGCCGATCAGATCACGACGGCGATCACGCCGAACACGTTCGGGACGGTGAACCCGTTCTCCGGCAAGCTCACCACGATCGCGGAGCCGCGGCTCGACAACGAGCCGCTCGCGTGGTACCTCGGCGCCGATCCCGCGCAGATCGACATCATCGAATTCGGGTACCTCGAGGGCGAGGAAGGCCCGACGATCGAAACGCGGATCGGATTCGACGTCGACGGCGTGGAGATCAAGTGTCGCGAGGATTTCGCGTCGAAGGTGCTGGACTGGCGCGGGCTCTACAAAAACGCCGGCGACGAAAACACCTAGATCGCGGCGCGCGGCCGGCGGCCGGGAGTCCAGGAGTCACAGGTTCGTAACAGAGGAGATCGCGCGTCATGAAAACATTCGTTCAGCCGGGGGAATCGATCGAGCTCACCGCGCCGGGCGGCGGCGTCACGTCCGGCGTGGGCGTCCAGATCGGCGAACTGCTGGTCATCGCGACCGTGACGCTCAGTGCCGCCGACGTGACGGCCGGCCGCGATCGCTTCAACGGCCTCGTCGAAGGCGTGATCACGCACGCGAAGGCGCCGTCGCAGGCGTGGGCCGAAGGCGCCCGCGTCTACTGGGACGAAGCGAACAAGCGGTTCACGACGAGCGCGGCCGGGAACCTGTTCGCCGGCTACGCGACCGCGGCGGTCGCCGGCGGCGCGAGCGACACGACCGGGACGATCCTGCTCGCCCGCGGGCTCGCGCAGGAAGACACGTAAAGCCGGCGGGCGGCGCGCGATGGATCTCGGGAGCCTCCGATCGCT